AAGGTCATCCCTGAAACTATGCCCTATACATTAGAAGACATCCTGAAGTGTAAAGACATTGAATTTGAGGATGTTGATAAAGATTACAAAGCACTCTGTAAGTTTGACGCAGAAACAAACCCAAGAAAGTTCTGTGGAAACAAGACAATCTATGAATATCAATTCGCACAACTCCTGGAGTGTAAAAGGGACAGCAAGAACTACAAGACAATCCAAGAGTGGTTTGAAGATCCTCAACTGAAAGAGAAACTATGGAAAGACTCTATTCACCGGAACAGGCGTGATAAAGCACCTTATCCTTCTCCAACAGATGTCTATGAATGTCATCGTGTAAATACTGGTGCGATTGTCCCATTCAAGGCTTCTACGGCGAAATATTTATACAAGAAGTTCAAGGCGACCTCTGTCCTTGACCCTACTATGGGATGGGGAGGCAGGATGCTTGGTGCGACTTCACTCGGTCTTCGTTATACAGGATTTGATACGAATATTGACCTGAAAAATGGATATGAAGAAATGATTGGGGATTTGATGCTCCCAAATGTCAAACTATTCTGGGAGACCTCTTTGAATGAAGACATCATCAAGACCCTTGAATATGATATGGTTCTTACTTCTCCGCCATACGAAAATCTTGAACTATATAAACATATGACTCCTTGGGATACTGAAGAACAATTTTACAAAGACTTTCTAATCCCCCTGATGAAACTATGTAATAAGTATCTTCATGAAGACGGTTTCAATTGTTGGAACATGTCTCCAAAGATGTATAAGAAACTTACAGAAAAATATGGTTTCCCTTACTGTCATAGTCAAGAAGACCTCCGCCAACAACTGGGGAAACAATTCAAGACAAAATCACAAGATTATACTTACGTCTGGCTTAAAATGGGAACTATTTGGGGATATTTTGCGGAGGAGTAAGAAGCATTAAGGAACAATTTAAAAATTTGATAGATATATATATTATAATAATATTTTTTATCATGATTTATGAAGGAGAAGATGGTTCTGTCAATGGATACTATAAAAAGAAAAAAATCGTTTCAAGACCTCTTGGTCGTGGGAAAACTCTTGAAACCTATAAAAAAGAAGCATTAAGGGTTCTTATAGAAGCCATGAGGGATGGAAACAATATTGAAAAAATAAAAAAATTATCTATTCAAACATTACATAATTTTAGATATAATGAATTAATTAAACAACCAGATAGAGAAGAAATGGACTTTGTTCTTTTCACATTATTAATCCTGATTAAACTTGGTGTCGTAGAAGAGGACGGAGACCGAGAAGGTCTTTTAGTGATGTGTAAAAAAAAACCTAAACGAGCGAGTGAAAACCAGAAGGGTCAATATTAACCTCTGGGACTCCCTCTGGGACAGCATCCCCCTCCTCCTCTGATAAATCTACATCTAATGTTTCAATATAAATTATAAATCCATGGAGTAGAGCAGACCATTCATCTTTTCCCTTGTCATCAAGATATTCAATGATTTTATAAATCTCTTGAACTTCTTCCATTTTTTATTTACAATATATTTTTATAATAGATACTTTTTTTTAAAATATGAAATTAAGTATTTAATAACTCTTAGTTATTTTTAGAGGTTTTGAAATAAAAACTATTCAAATAAATCTTTTGCCTGATACTTTACATTTTGAAATTCTAATTCAGGATCTTCAACTTCTTCTGCTATTAATTGGTCTGACTTCTTCTTACTCTGCATTAAATCTCCAACAATATCAAGATTCGCTGATACTTGTTGCTCTATTTTAAATATCACTGCTGAATTTAAATCACATCGTGCCGCAGAGCCATCCGGTTCATGGATACTACATCTAATTCTTGTGATTGTTTTTTCAATAGTATTTGTAAAGACCTCTTGTGAAGAAAATCCATTCAAGAAATCCCCATATGGGTTCGCCTTATTTGTAATCGCAACAATCGGCATAGTGATTCCGCTTGTAAGACCTCCTATAATTTGATTGGGTTCAGATACAATATCAGAGCGAATTGTATAATAAGGTCTTAATGTTTTTGTAGGCAATCTTTCAGCAGTTATATTAACAGACTCTACTGGACTGACCGTAATGGCTGGAGTAATATATCTCCCCTTAAACGCCGGTGAGCCGGCTACTACTGGTTGTAAGGATATCGGCAAGACTGGTGAAATCATTTTCGCTGCAACTGTATTCTGCTGATAAGCACCGATGTCTCCCTCTGAAACAATAGCATTCGTTGTGATAATATTTACATTATTTAAATCCGCATTTGCTCCTGTTGCTTTTAATCTAACTTGTCTTGATGATTGTGAATTAGGATTGTGAAACTGATTGTATCTAAATCCCATAATCCCAACAAGACTTTCATCCCATAAATTTTCTGGGACAATCCAATCTTCTATGAAAAGACCGCTCTGAGCGTCCATTATAGACCAAGGGTCTATTCCTACATTATGTGAAATATAAGCATTATCTGAACCGCCAGTTGCTGAGGCAGTAAATTCATCCGTATATGGAGTCATTTCAGGTGAATAGTTCCATTTTAACATTCTCTTATTGATTTTATAACAAGGGTCATCCGCAGAAGGATTATTGGGAGCGTTCGGTATTGTCGTTTGTCTTATATATGAAGCATCAAATGTATTCCCAACTTTCTCTGAAGTATGAAGATCGCTCAATTGAAATCGTCCTTGGTCTTCATTATATTTAATCTGTGGTTCTTCTGCTCCAAGATACATCCCAAATTGATATTGTTCTAATTTATATTCTTTCCCTGCTGTTGCCTGACCGAAAAAATAATCTGAAGTCCATAGTGTAGAAGCTAATATTGAACCGAAACTATTTCCTTGGTCTGTGCAGTTCCCATTAAATAATATCATTGCTGCCGTGCCGTATGCCGTGAAATGAAAATCATATCCAAACATCCTGTTCCCTACTCCCATGACCTCCGTTGGGTCTCCTGGACTTGCTGATGCGTTTGTGTGAAAGAAATGGTCTGGGATTTTATTTCCTGTCCTTGTGAATTGAAAACCGATTACATATTCAGGTTCATTAAGAGAATTTAGAATCCTAATCCTCCTTGCGAAACCAAATGCTAAATCATTATAATCTGCTTCTAAATCTGTTTTGAAATATGCTCTGCCCCTGTCTGTATAACCAACATCTGTTTCAGTTTGTTCTACTCTGTCCGGATTGTAATCAATAAACATAGGGAAAGATGTTTGTGAAGCAGATACTCTGCTATCATATAAATCATATCCTAATCCTGAACTCCCAGCAGAAGCATTCCTTATATTTGCTCCAAAAAACCATTTTTTAAGACCGAACCCTGGGATGTTTGCTTGTCCGTTAAAATTATCAAATAAATTCACATGAACGTATCTGGTTTCATCAACATTACATTTATATCCGGATTGTGTATAGTCAAATAATTCTGGATAATTCTGCTGTGCGTCAAAGAAAGCCTTGAACCTTAATATGTTTTCTTTATTCCATGGGGTGGATGTCACGAAGACTTCCTCCCCCTTTGACATGGGAGTAAATTCAGCGGCAACTAAACCATTCTTGCCTCCTGTATATCCGCCAAAATAATCATTAGGGTCAGAAGGATTTTTATTAGGACCATTCACAAGAATCCCTGATGTATATAATTCTGGTCGTTTAATTCCTATATTTTGATACGATGATAGATATTTATAGGCGTTCGGAACATTCCAAGTCCCAGCAGTTTTGATAAATTCTGTGTGATTTGTTTTTGAATAATTGCTCTGGGTCGCACAATTATAGATTTTATATGCGTCTGTTTCTGTTTTAAAAGTGAATGGTTCTCGGCGATGAACTAATCCTGCGGCATCTTGTGTTGGATATTCATATTTTTCAAAATCTTTTCTTTCATTTAATTCTTGGGTTAATTGGTCTGATAAATCACTCGGTGAATTATATCCTGGATTTGCTTTCATAGTTAATAAATCCCTAACTTGAACGTAATCCCCAATCAGAGCAGGGTCTCTGAATGATTCACATGCCGCCGCTGAATGTGATCCTGCAGTTGTTGGAGGCAGAAAAACATCACTTATCGCCAACGGAAACTGAAATGTAAATTGATTATGGGTGGAGGTCGTTAGGATAGCACCAGGAGCAGTCACTCTTATTTCTGTATCAGATATTACTTCTAAAACCAAAGGTGAGCCAGCAAAAGCAGTTTGAGGACTTTGTGCTATGATTTCCATTTCAGGGAGAATATCTGCTGTTGTAGAACCATGAGCGAGAGTAATTATTTGAGAACCAACTTTTGCTTGTCCTGTCACCAACGGTTTCACGGCGTGAGGAGTATCAAAGAATGTTTGTTTTCTTCTAAAAATTGTGTAGCGAGAGCCATCATTGCGACCATCTATCCTATGTCTGCCGTGAGCGACTCCCCCCCTGTAAGGCCAATATTTCGTATTAAGGTCTGCTTTACATCTATTTAATTCATAAGGAGCATTTTGGGTTTGACCTATGTCCCCTGATATTGTAGCATTATCCCTTGAAGCATATGTGTTCCAAAAAAGACTTGTTCCGTCCCCAATCCATCTACGAGGCAGGTGAGCATAATATTCACCGTTCGCACATTTATAGGGTGAAACAACTAAATTTAATGTATCATCCCTGACTTCAATTGTTTTTTTTGTATTCGCAACAGTAGAGAGAACATATTTGCTCGGAAGTTCATCTTCAAATAATGATTCAATAGTATCAGTTGTTTCTATTTCAACAGAAGCATTAAGATCTTGTCCCTTAATTTGAATTTGTCCTGCTTCTGCCCCTATTTCACTCACATATGAACTATGAACTGATATTTTATCCCCTGGTTTTAAATTAATCCCATCACCTGCCCTATTTGTCCATTGAGAAGGATTTTCTTTATTGTTCGCAAGACCTTCGTCGCTTTGGGAGCGAGGACATTCAATTAAAGTTGTGCGAGTTATTCCGCTCATTTTATTATGAACGATTATAAAAAAATGAAGTTAATGAATTTAAATTCATATAAATAGTTAAGCGAAAGCCATAGAGAACATTCCGTCCTTCAGCGAAGCAACCTTCATGACCTGAAGCCAACAGCGGAGAGTAGATGAACCGGCCATGGTCTTTCTGGTGTCGTAGAGTTCAATGCCTCGTGAATTTACTCGCTCACCCTTGTTGAGGCGATATGCCGTGTAAAAGAACTTCTGGCGTAAAGCGGCCTCCGCAGTATAATCTTCAAATTCAACTGCTCCAGCATTATCATTCGCTAACTGACCTTCACCCCTGTATAAATCACGAGAGATGTAGGGGACTCTGCCCTCCGACTGAAAGACATTGTGATAGTGCCGAGCATCATTCACTACATCAATGGGATACAAGAAATTATCATTGTATTTAAGATTGGTCGTCACTGTCCCTGTGCTCTGTGCCGTGATAACAGGACCTTCTGCTATATAATTGTTTAACAGAGCATCCGAACTTTCCGATTCCTGCTGTGCTCCGCAGAAAACCTTATTCACTACTCGTCCAGCACCGCCGACATTCTGGATTAGACCGCCTGAATATTCTGTCGCAGAAACAGTCCGCTTTACGAACTGATAATCAACATAGGCAAACTGCATGTTAGAGTTCGCCTGGCGATACTGCTCCATCATCTCCTGAGGATAGAAAATGTAATCTGAAATTAACTGACAATCCGTGCGAACAAGAGAAGCATCCTTGGTTAAATCCGTGGCGTTAGTGCAGGAGACCCTTTTAGAAAGAACTCCGGTCTGATAGGGAGTGAAAGTTAAATGAATACTAACCTGCTCAGACATCATAAAAAGGGGCAACTGATTTGTCTTTAAGAATGGGAAGAGGTCTGCTAACATAATAGAGAAGGTTGGTTTATTACTTTCTTTCTGATAATCAAAAATAGTCCTGGATGGGTCGGGGACAACCTCCTTCGCAATCGGTTTCCACATTTCAGCATCTGCTCCGGAGAGAGTAGCACATAGACCATTGTCAATCTGGATACTCTTGGCTTCAGTAATGCTCTCCGTGATAGAGGCACTGTTAGAAGCAGAAGCAAAAGAAGCAGAACGCTCATCAAGAGTAGGGGCAATCGCCATCATACGTCCTGACATAACGCCCTCACGCTCCTTGATAGCATCCGGAGGCAGGAATGTAGTTTCATATGCGGCGAAGTGTGCATAATCTTCAATTTCACATACAGTCTTTGTGCCGATGCGGAGAGAGGCACGCTGGATTAAAGAATGAACTCCAACCCCAGCAGGGAAGAAGGCACGACCATTAGGATCGGTCGCTGTATCTCCAGCAGTAGCGAAGGTGATTCGTGAATTGCTGTGAAGAATGCCTTTATTATCTAAAACGAAACGTGCTTCACGCTCCGAGAAGATTACAGGGTCAAGAATATCTGTCTGAACATTAATTGCAGTATCAGTCGCAACTGAACCAATTTTAACAAGGTCTGGGATTTGAGAGGCCTGAGGGGCAGAAGAGGGTTGCATTTCCATTATTATATTTAATAGAAATAAAAAAAAAGAGGGTTAATTTTAAAATATGGATTTATCTACTTCATGACCTGAATGCTGCTCTCGCTGGATACGATGGTCTGGCGAGCATGAACGAATAAAAATACTGCATTAGGATTATCGCTCGTTAGTTCTACGTCTAACTGAACGCCGAAGGGGACTTGTCCGAAATCTATCCCCTGGTTTGAAATAGAGTCGTAAGCAACTCCAATGCCCCAGGATGAACCGCCCTTGATAATATCCTTCGCCTGTGCGTAATTTGCTCCATATCCAATAGAGCGGAAGGTTTCAGGACCAACCGAAGTGCGGTTAATCTTGGCGAAGTTCATAACAGCGTTCATATAATTACGAACAATCTGGGCGTCTGCCGTTTCATTCGTGAAACCAGCGACTTCGTCTTTCTGTAGAGTATCAATATTATATTCTAATGGGACTCGCTGACCTGCTCTGGTGAATACTAACTGATTCACCTGTGCCCTTGAAGCATCAGAGTTAGAGAAACCAAGAGTCGCTAAACCGTCTCTCGTGAAAGAATTAATATGCGATGAAGGCACAACATTCATAAATGCTCCAAGAACAGATTTCAATCCAAGATTAAAATTCAGGACAGCATTGCGAGAATTAATAGTATTGTAATAAGAACTGATAGAATTGTAAGTGAAAGTATTTGTCATCTGCGGTTTGAAATCATCACCTGGACGCTGGACTTCACAAATCAGGCGAACATTTGAAAGTTCATAATAAGAATCAAGAAGATTAGTAGCAGAGTTGCCTCCAGAAAATAAAACATTCTGGTCTGGAGAAAGTTGGATTTCAACAAGAAGTCCTCCAACTCCCCATGTATTAGAAAGGGGGATTGGTTCTTGCCCTAAAAATAGACCGCTGACAAGGGGGATACAGAAAGAGTTGGGCGAATCACCGCCTGAAGCCGATGCTCCCTGCGTATTCGTAATCACTCCTAACTGCTGTGCCTTGTAGTTAGGGAAGCGGAGAGCCGTCTCGTATGCATGACAGGCGAAGTCTCCCTGCGACTGCGTCACCGATAAATAACTGCTCATGAAGCGATTGTGATGATTAATAGTTTCTATGGTCTGCGAAGAACGCTGGCTGAAAATAGAAAGAGTATCAATTACAGAATGAACGCCAAGACGCTCGTTCATACGGATATCATCCGTTTCAAGGGGGATGATTGTATCATCCTTTTTTATAGTAATTTCACCACAGAGGCGAACAGAACCTGGGACAATAAATCTATCCTGTGCTCCAATAAGAAGTTGGACGGTCGGCTGACCGTTCTTGTAAGAAAGTTTTCCATCACTGGTGATGTTGCTTGGGACGATTTCTAAATGCTGATTTGACATATTTGATATATAACAACATTTTATTTTCAGGTGAATTTTAAAAAAATAAAATATCTTATAAATGGTTTCAGTAGTAATCAAAAAGAGTAATAAACCTGCGAAAAAATTAATGGCGGTTTTCACAAAAGATAATGGACGAACAAAAACAACACATTTCGGTGCAGCAGGGATGGATGATTATACATTAAAAAAAGATAAAGAACAAAGAAAAAGATATAGAAGCCGACATAAAAAAGATTTATCTACTGGGGATTATACAAGAGCAGGATATTTAAGTTATTATATTCTATGGGGAGACTCTACAAGTCGTAAAGAAAATATAGCAAGTTATAAGAGAAGGTTTAAGTTAGGGTGAATCCGGTTGTTCTTCATCATCACAATACTCCATGATTTCTTTTTGATAACATTCTGTAATCATTAGATACATATCTGTTTCACCTTCTTCAAGTTCATATGTTTCTCCAATATGAACCACCTTGATATAAAGGCATTTAGGACAACTGATAAATTGGGCGACAGCAGAGTATCCACATCCATTATGAATGAAACATCCGTCCTTTTTAATTACATAATCCTCAAAATGATCTCCGCCTGCAGCCATCACCTCACGATATTCACCATCCTTCACACTGAAACCATATCCCCTCGCCCAGTCTGAACCTTCTTCTTCATATTTGGATAGTTCTTCTTCTTCATCTGAATCGCTTTCATCAATAAATTCTTCTTTTAGTTCCTTGACTTCTGCTTCAAGGTCTGCGATTTTCTTGTTGTCAATCTGAATCGTCATATCATACTGATATTGTGATGTAGTAAGTTGTTCTTGAAGTCTGTTAAGAGACCCAAAGACAAGGTCATCAAGAGACTTGGGTTTCTCTTTGAGGTCTTTTAGGGCATCGTAATACTCTCCGCCTTCATTAGTGAAGTGATACTTGATATGAAAGTCTAACTTCTCGGTGAACCAATCACTCGTCGGATAACCATCTTCTTCACATTCAAGTTGTTCTTGAAGTTTCTTGTTCTGTTCTGTTAGAAACTTGATTTGAACTAAATCAAGACCTTCTGCTGATTCTTCATTATCAAGTTCTTCTTGAAGTTCCGTATTCTCTTTCCAATTATCCCTGACATCCCTCTCAAATTCCTCAATTGTTTCTGCCGAAGTATCCTCAATCATTTCGGGAGATAGAGACCATTCTTGAAGTTTCTTGTTCTCTTCTTCAAGTTCTGCGATACGCTTGATGTCCTTGGCGGAGCGAGGCGAGCGAGGTTCGTTGTAAGAGGACATTGTTCACGATTTATCTGGTTTTCTGTTGTTCTTTTCTGTTAATGTAATGTAATTTACTTTAATTAACAATCAAATTTTTTAGTTTTTTTTATTTCTTCTTTGTTATGTTATTACTGCTCACTTATTTATACAATCAAATTTTTTACTGCAAACAATCAAATTTTAATGCTTTTTTATTTAGTCCTAACTATATATGATGTAGGGGATTGTGCGATTGGTTCGCAAGAATGCCGAACTGCTGAAACGCTGCAGGAGCAGTTGCTGGCGGAGGAGTTGCGTCAGGTTTATCCTTTTCATCTACCTTTTTATCGGCGTTGTCCTGTTCCATTCCAGATACAGCACTATCTACAGCAGCAAAGATATTCACCGCTGCAGCAACAGGTGCTAATGCTCCGCCTGTGAAAGCAGTCATCACATCTAATGCTCCGCCAATAACGGTCGCTGCGTTGCCGACGACAACCCCAGCATTTAGATTTACATCATTCCCTGCTGCATCCTTTTTCTTTAGAAGACTCCCTGTATCCAGTAAATTATCTGCGTCCTGATAAAGAGCAATCCCAGCACCGAGTGCTCCTAATCCTTTTGCTCCAACTTTTGCAAAGGTTTCACCGCCTCCTTTTACTAATGCCGAAGCAACAACTCCCTCTACTCCTGTGAGGTCTTTTACGGCAGTTGCCCCTTTACCAAATAATTTAGTTCCTTCACCAACTTCTGCAAATGCTTTCCCTGCGACTGCCCCTGCCTGACGAGCAGTTCCGCCATATTTTAATACAGTCCCTGCTCCTTGGACTGCTCTTGTTCCTGCTTTACCAACAGAATATACTTGGTCGACTTTCGTGACGTCGCTTTCTGCATCAGATTTAATATCGGCATCTTTTTTATCTTGTTCCCTTCCATCTAAATTTTTGAATGCGAGAGTTTGCGTTTTCCATCCATTCAAACGCAATTCATTCATATCCGCCGCATGTTGTCCCAGTTGATTTTGAATGCTGTATCCTGCCTCTGACATATTTATACAAGAATAATATATTTTATTTTTATTCAGGACTATTTAAAATTTTTGAACCTTCAGCAATTAATTCTTCAAAGTTTCTAAATGCTTTTGGAGGATTACTTTGAAAATCCATGTGAAGAAAATCATATCTGTTGGGCGTAGCCTGAGCGTATATTTTTAACCAATTATCACCTCCGCCAAAGACATCTCCATACTCCTCCGCCATTTTGCCGAGTTCTTTCTGGTTAGGGAATGGAGAACCAACAATTACATTAGTTGCGTTCTGTCGTATGATTGGCGAACATGCCCTAAAATTCTGCGATGAAATAACTAATAGTTTTATATTGAAATGCCTGAAGCGAGAACATAAATGATTAATCTTTGCCTCCCTACGGATTGAGCCGAGGCAATCATCAAGAACAACTGCGATTTCAGGTTGCTCTTCTTTATCATAGGATTTCTGGGTCTTGACAAGACCTTCTATAATCTGGTCGTCATAATGGTCGTGAGTATCAAATGCTTTTCTTAAGAATCTGGATGTAATATCATTTGCGATTGTATTAGAAATAATAGTTGTATTATCAAATCTTTCTTGTGCGTCGTAGAACTGGTCGTTTAATAACATATTAGAAATTAATGTTGATTTCCCTGTGCGGACTGGTGAAACTAAAAGAACTAATGCTCCTCCGCCGAAGCCGTCCACTTGAGGCAGGTTAGGATGGAGAGGAGGTTTATTGGTTTTTACTGATTCAGGATCTTTCACTGGGATTACTCTGGGACCGCTGGATGCTTCCATATTTTATATTTCTATATACATAATATTTTATATTTGATAATCACAAAAAGCAGTTTGCCCAGACATCATTTTTGAGAGCAGAATTAATTTCTTTAAAAACTTTAGCATCGTGATTTGCTTTCGCTTGTGCGTCTGCTTTCGCCTTCTTCCTTTGTTTGCGAAGGATTTCAACTCTATTCACAGATTGTTCTACTGCTCTTGCGACAGCACCATCAAGGTCTGATTGTGAATATCCCTTTTCAACGACAACTGGTTTTTCTACGATTTGAACTTTCGGCACAAGTCTTTCTTCTTCATCTTCTATTGGTCGCTCTAATTTCTTGCGAAGTTTCTTACGCTCACGCTCCCTCACGGCTTCAACGAGGTCTTTGTCTGACTTTTCTTTTGCCTTTGCTTCTTCTTTTTCTTTCTTTTTTCGTAGGCGAGTTTCTTTTGCCTTTTCCCTACCCTTTGCGAGTCTTTCTAATTGTTCTGGTGTGCAAGGACCTCTTTTTTTTCTTGTGCCCTTTCCTACTTGGGTGCGACCCTTTGCAACATATCCAGTTTCAACTTCTTCTTTTTCTAAAATACTTTTTACTTTCGGCGGTGAAAAGATTTCATCCTGAGGGATTTTAGGTCTCTTTTTTGGTTCAGGGATAATTTCTTCTTCTTCTTCTTCTTCTACTTCATTATAATCTATTTCTTCAACCGGTTCATCAGGGTCATCATCCGGTTCGTCAGGGATAGACATAGGGTCTTCTTCCTGCTCTGCTTGTGCTGGAGGTTCTTCAGGCATTACCATTTCAGGGAAACAATCAGTCATTTTATATTTTATGAAATAAAAATATTATTATGACTAAATTTTAAAAAATAATGACTAATGAATGACTAAATTTATCTATGTTTTCTTACGTGAAAGACAACCTGGGTGTCTCCAATTAAACTATTCATTTCTCTCTCCTGTGCATCTACAATCTGGACTTGCAGATGATTTAATATCATAGGAGCAGGATTGTTTAGTTTCACGTATGTCTTTTCACCAGGTTCAAAATATAGAGGACCAAATTGTCTGCCGTCATTTGCGAACTGAGGCAACTGATAAATAATTTTAGAAAGTCCTGACTGTGCTCCATTGAAACTCTTGTGTGTTAGATTGGGGACTCTTATAAATGAACTTGTAGAAGTTTTCTGTATTTCACCAGTAGATTTGAAGGTGACGGCAAGAGTCCCATCACCTGCGACGTATCCATCATTATCATTAGAAATAATGAATGCTCTATCAACAAATCCAAGCCTCCCAGACATACAGGGAAACTTTTGTGAATTAATTAAAGTATCCAATCTAACCCCTGGGATAAATTTATTCATAGTAAATAGATGAACGAAATCTACTCCTTTTGCTGCATTCAATAATGAAAATACATAGTTTCCAATATCCAGAAATGCCGCCCTACTTTTGTATATGCTGGTGTCGGCCTCAAGAACAAGAGAAGATATTGAATTAGATGAAATAGCATCAGGCACAGATACTTTTATCCATGGGTCTTTCACGTCGCCGAGAGCAGAACCTCTGGGCAGATAATAAAATCCTTCATTAGAGAAAGCATCATTCCCAGCAACATATACTCCGGTTGCAGTATCTGTGAAAGCAGGATATTTATATTGACTAAGAGTATTTGAACTCTCCATTTTAGTTATGGTCGCCGTGCCCTTGCCGATATTTAACATAGGATATAGAGCATTTGAAGTCGTGCCGATTGGACTGAAGCAAGTCCCTACTTTACCAGAATCATATGTTGAAGAAAGAACAAGGTCATATGCCGCCTTGCCCTTCTGTTTAAAATATAATCTAATTTCGTCTCCAAATCCTTCAAACCTTATTCCGTCCCAAGTAGTGTAGAATTGTGCTCTTGTTAGTTTTGCCGCTCCAGGACTGGATGGATAAGCGTTCTGCCAGTAATTTAATTCTTGCAAATATGAAAATGGGGGGACTTCTTCTGTCTCGTATTCGTCCGCCATGTCATCTCTACCATATACCCTTTGAGCGATTGTGATTTCGTCATTTTCATCACGAATAAAAACATAATCATATGTTTCCCAAGGACCGTTAATAGTTTCTGTGCCAGTATAATTTTCTATTCTTGTATCGTGATATGTATGAGGACCAGTGTATTTATCTAAATTATGAATGTTCTCCCATCGTTCATGGATTGTCTGTGTGTCAGTAGAGTTTCTATAACTTTCAACCTGAATCTGCGGTCGTGAAAGACCAACGCAGAAGGGATTGTCTTGACAAGCGTCAAGCGTAATATCAAACTTGCCTTCATTCAAACCAAACGGAAATCCTGTGAGGAGACCAATTGAGCGAGCAGTGTTAAGAGTTGTATTATCCAAATCAGATACAAATGTCCCTGCTCCGGAAGTCCAAGTAAATTCATCTGACTTTTCTATCTGTTGAAGTCCAAAATAAGAGGCAGGACCAGCAATGTTATATGCTGGGACAGCAACCATAGAGGCATAAAGATCTTTGCCTGATGCTGAACCTTTATCAGTGCAAACAATTTCTAATCCTTTTTCTACGCCAGTAGCGTCTGTTTGAATGCCGACATTATAACCTCCAAAAGTTCTGGGGTCGTCATACTGAACATTAAGGGCATCCTTGATTGCTTTTTCATAACCTGTAGCAGAGTATGTGCCTTTTGGGATTTTTATCATTCTTGATACTGATGTAAGTTTTCTCTTGCTATCTACATCCAGAGGGTCTAATCCGAAGTAATGACAGAAGAAATCATTATCTCCAACAGTGATGTTGCCTGTCCTTTGAATTTTAACAGATTGAACTGCGATTTCACTATCCGGTTCTATTTCAATTGGAGACCGATAGAAGTTCTTAAAGTTAGATGGCTTCTCCGAGTCTTGTGGGAGGGTGTTTTCATCAATACGACTTGTAGCAACAATAAGCGACATTATTTATAATTTCAGTATATATTTTATTTTATATGATAAAATTAAAAAATGTATGGACGTAAAAAAAAAGATAAACCTGTGAAAAAAATGAAGGAGTGTCCAGAGGGGCAATGTCAGCACGAAGTCCCTAAAGCAGTTGCCGATAATAAAAAAGTAAAACCAAAAGAAGTCTTTGGAGCAAATTACAATTCTAAACCGAAATCTAAACCGAAATCTAAAAAGTAAGTAAATGATAATCGTAAGTTATTTTTTAACATAGATACGCTTTTTTTATTATTGCAATTCTTATTCTCAAACAGTTTATTTCTCTTCTATGTCATAAAATAATCAAGGATTATTAAATACTTAAAAATATAATTGTATATATATATAATGAATAATATGCTACAAGATATTATTGACCTCTGGGATATTGAAAACAATTTTGAAACCTGTTTCAGTAGATATTGTAATTATCTTCAAACAGAAGGCAAATGGAAATTATGCGAACATCCTAACAGAGCGATTAATAATTATAAATACAGAATGCGAATAGTTCATAAGGGAGAAATTGAACCAACCAAAGAATGGAAGAAGTTTGAAACTTGGGTTGATAATAAAAAGGTCAGGGAACAGAAAGAAGTAGAACGAAGAGCAATTAGACTTGGAGGCAACTGGGAAATAAAATGTAAAGAACTTGAAAAACAAAATGAAGAATTAAAGAAACAATTAGAATCTTTAAAACAAGAATTAAAAGATAAAGATATTAAATATGAAAAGTTGTTAACTAAATATATGGACGAATGTGATTCAGATTCAGATTAAATTTTCATAGGCTTCACGAACCTTTCTAAATTCATTAGGATCACCTCCCTTGTCCGGATGTGTTTCTAACGCCTTCGTCCTGAAGGCTTGTTTAATATCTTCATCACTTGCTGACCGCTTCAAACCTAATACAGAATAATTTTCATTTTCTTCTTCACGATATTCTCTTTTACTTTTGAAATCATCTTCAAAAGGATTGCCGAAGAAATTACTATCATCAAAGAAATTTTCTTCTCTTTCAAAATTAGTATAATGATATTTAAATTCTGTCTGATAATATTCAGGCAACGGTTCAGTAATTAGAGGATTATCCTTATCTGTGCAAACATGGGAAAACATTAATGGATATGCATGATACGACATTCAATTATTTAATGTATAAAAAAATCAATTTCATTCATAATCAAATTTTATATAATTTAAAATAAATGGTCTCAAATAAAAATAAGTTTAATAAGAAATATGGATTTAAGTTGGATGCTCCTCACAGTAAAGCAGAAATCTCTCGTCTTACAGGAGTATCTGTCAGTATTCTTGATAAAGTATATTATCGTGGCGTCGGTGCAAGAAAGAGCAATCCGCAATCAGTTAGAAGTGCTACTTCAGGAAAGAAGGTTGGCGGCAATAGTCTTAGAGGCAAAATGAGCGGACCTCAATGGGGATACAGTCGCATCTACAGTTTTATTATGAAGCAGAAGGGCACTTGGTCAGGTGCTGATAAAGATTTAGCAGAAAAGGTTAAAGCGTCTAAAAGATTTCAAAATAAAAATAAATAAATTTGATTGTTTTATTTATATTTTTATTAATTTAATTATGTCAAACTCTGGACATAGAAATATTACATATCATAAAAGAGATAAACGATTTCAGTATTTCAAGACATACAAGGGGAAACCTTTCACAAGATATTTTAAAAACAAGATTGATGCTTTATGTTTTAAATACATAATGAAACTTAAATTGAAAGACTATACTTTTGAAGATCATACTCAAAAGAAAATAAAAAAGGCAAAAGAGGAAAGAAAAATAAGGAGGGAATGGATAAAGAATAATCCAAGAGAATATCAAGATGAAAATAATCGTAAGAGGAATGAAGCGTATTACAGTAATAAAGAAAATCAAAAGAAAGCAGTCGTGAAAGGTTGGAGAGCACAAGGAATGAAAATATTTGATGATACATTTGATAAATGGTTTGATACGACTCATTGTGAATCTTGTAATTGTAAATTAATAAAAGGAAAGGGAAACGGCAAAAATAGAAAAGTTCTGGACCATGACCATTTTTCAGGATATCCCAGAAATGTTATTTGTCATTCTTGCAATGTATGGAGAAGGGGATATGATAATAATAGAATGAAACTTCATTTAGAATTGTATCGTTATTTTAATCTTAAAAATTTATAGTTGTCTCCAAGAAGAGGCGACGGCTTCAGGTTCAGGTTCAGGTTCAGTAGGACTTCTTGGACTGGGAGTAGGAGTGGGAGTAGGAGTGGGCGTTGGTTTTTTATTTTCACGATTCATCTGTTGTTTCTCTTTTGCCTTATCCTTTAAGTCCTTCGCTTTATCTTTTAATCCTTTTACTTCATCTTCACTGGGAGGTCTCCTCTCGCACTGAAAGATATAACATAAATTACATTTGCAATGACAGCGACTCTGCCATATCACTAATAACAATGAAGCGACTGCACCAAGAACTAAAACAATTGCCCCTGCTGCTTGGTCGACACTATAATCCTGTAATTGTCCTGCCCCTGACATATTTTATTTAGAAGTATAAAAAAATAAAATCTTTCTAATAATAAATGTCTATATTACTCCATGGAGATTGTTTAGAATTATTAAGTGAAGTAGAAGATAATTCAGTTGATTTTATTTTCTGTGATTTGCCTTATGGTCAGACATCATTAGATACTAATCCTTGGGATATCCCATTAGATTTGAATTTATTATGGAAAGAAATATTAAGAGTCAAAAAAGTTAGAACTCCAATATTTTTCACAACAACAACTAAATACGGATTTGAATTATTAAAATATCAACCTCACAAATGTCCTTTTAGATATGATTTAATTTGGGAGAAAACAACAGCAACAGGATTCTTAACAAGCAAGAAAGTCCCTCTCCGTTCGCATGAATCTATTTATGTATTTTATGAAAAGACTCCCTTCTATGATATATCAGCACATCTGCCTAAATTCAAAGAAGAAGATTATGATGGAGAAATAAAAACAGATTGCACTTATGGTTCTATAAAAACTAAATATAGAAGCAAAGGAGATAACTCCGGACCCAGATATGACCCTCCTCTGCCTCGTTCAGTTGTGAAAATAAAAAGCACAAAGAGGTCTCACAGCACAGAGAAGCCAGTAGAACTAATTGAATATCTATTAAAGTATTTCTCAAAAGAAGATGATACAATATTAGACCCTACAATGGGTTCAGGACCTGTTGGAGTTGCTTGTAAAAATATGAAAAGAAATTTTATTGGGATAGAAAAGAATGAATCCTTTTTCAATACAGCAGTAAATAGAATTAATAATTTTTAAAGTAAAATTATTTTATAAATAATAATAAATATGGTTGTCCCCGATGCTGTCCTCCTGAAGTATGCGAAAACGAAACTGATAATGAAAAATACTGCTAATGTCAAAAACGCTAAAAAGTTTAGCGACCTGACATCTACAAAACAGAAAATAGCAAGAAGTGCATATGAAAAGGAAATTGCGAAGAAGTCTAAAAATATTACAAGAGCTCCTCCAAGTGCTAAAAAGAAATACGGACATACAGACACGACATTTTTATTAGGAGCTCCCCCAAGTAAAAAGAGAATAGAAACTGGAAAGGGAAATCCAGGGAAAGTTGTAAAGACAACTAAAAAAGGAAATGCTCGTAAAGGCAAACCTGTTGGGAGTCGTTTAGCATTTGATGCTACGAAACAAGAAGCAGATAAGAAAAAGGAAACAAGAAAAAAACCAGTTGGATTTATAGCAGGACCAAAACTCCCTCCTCGTAATGATGGAGGTTCAGGGGGAACAGGAAGGGTTATATCTAAAAAGAAAAAGGATATGATGGATATGATTTCAGAATATATGAAAGAAACTGGAAAAATCCCAAAAGGTCCTACTGACCCTTCATTTGTTAAATGGATGAAAAAACAATGATTAAACTTTTAAAATTTTTTCATATGAAATATTATATTTTATTAATTATAAAATATGTCGTTCTGGACTGCCGAGGATAAAATACCGATTTCACAAACCAAAGTTAGCGTCCCTGCACAGCACGGACTCCAGTATTCGCCAGGACAGAAGTGCGAGTTTCATCTGCCCCAGGGAATTAATTTCTTTCAGCCAGGAGAGTCTTATTTAAATCTTGGAGTAAAAATACAGAAAGACCCTGTTAATGACCCAACCAAACTTCAGTTAGACGCAGAGATTGGTGCTCACGTTTTAATCAAGGATATTCGCATCTACTCTGGCGGAGCAGGTCGTATTCTGTTAGAAGAATATCAAAATTACAATGTCCTAACTGCTCTCAAATATGATTATGAAACTAATGATACTCTCAAGGCAAAACGTGCTTTAACGGAGGGGGCAACTGTTTATAGTGAAAAAGATCGCAACGACCATGGAGTAGAGAACTCTATGCAGAATAACAATCAGGAGAATCCTTACTTCAAGGCGAATGACGGCTCGGCTTCATACAGCACTGCTTTCACTGATAATCAATATACAGAAGTCAAGGCACTTCTACAATTAAATACAGGCATTTTCTCTAACAAGAAAATCTTCCCAATTGGGATGACCGAGGGACTGGTCGTAGAAATAATTTTCGAAGATGCTCGTAGGGTTTTCCGCACTCTGGACCAGACAGCCAGATACAGGCATCTTGCTACGAATCCGTTTTTTATGTCGTCCAACGGCACTACTGATACTGCTGCTCCTCCTAAACCGAATGAAGCCCCTCAATTCCCAATTGCTGCGAATGCTTCTGCTTTCACGGAGTTCTGGGTCAGGCGTGATAATTCGCAGGGATGGGGGGCAAATGTAAATAGTTTTCCGTTTGCGATTGGTGAAGAAATTGTTTTCGTGAATGCTTCTACTGGCGTAGAGAACCCTGATACTACTGATACAGTGACTCCTCCTATTGTTTCACGTATAGAATATGTTGGTGGGATATTCAATGCTCTTAAGATTACTCTATCTGGTCAGTATCGTCCTACTATTTTGATGTCCCAAGAAATGGTTATTTGCTCTCGTTCTATTGAAAAATCTGCTACATACAATCCTTCGTATCTAATTACGAATGCTGAAATGATTTTACAGCAAGTAGAAATGCCTCCAGGATATACATCCAAACTTGCCTCTATGATGAAGAGCGGTGGGGCAATGAATTATGATTTCTTGTCAGGCACTAATTACAAGATCTCCCAACTGGCTTCAGAGCGAGTAGCAAACCTTCGTCTGCCCCTATCGCAGTCCAGGGCGAAGTCTGTATTATGTATCCCTACGGACGCATCCAGTTCGGGGACCAAGGCACTCCTTGAAGCAAAGAGCACTTACATCTCTCACTATGATTTATTCAGTGATGATACTACTCGCACATGGAATGCGAATCATTCTTCTCGCACTGGTCTTGTAGGATGTCAGGACCAACTGACCGCCTATCAGTTATTCTATGACGGCAAGTTAAATCCTAACAGAAAGGTTTTCTGTAATAAAATCGCTACAAAGAATTCTGTAGATTCGCAACCTCTAATTGAATTAGAGAAGGGTCTCCAGATGGGAGGCATCATGCCTTTCAGTTTCAAAAAGTTCAGGGAGAATTTTGCAATCGGTCGTGCCCTGTCGCTACAGAATGGCGTATATGATACAAGAGGCACTGACTTCAATCTACAAGTAGAATATCAGGAGACTAATCCTCCTCTAATTGATAAACTATGGAATTGTTGGTGTATGCATCTTCGCCGGATTGTTATTTCTGGAGACGGCATCGCTCTCCAAGTATAATTATCTTGTTTTTTTCTTGATGCCGAATAGATAAAACTACTACTACTTAAAAACAATTTTCATATAGTATTAAATGGGAGGGAAAAATATGACTGCAAAGATTTATTTGTTAGAAGACATTAATGATAATCGCTATATTGGTTCTACGAGTGAAGTGAAATTAGAAAGCAGATTGGCTACTCACAAGCGAGACCAGAAAGAAGTTGAATTTGGAGTTAGAAAGGGCGGATGTAGTTCTATGAAATTAGACCTTCATTATACTACTATCATTTTACTTGAAGAAGTTGAAAATAAAAAAGAAATTAGAAGGGAGAGGGAGAAACATTATATTAATAATGTTTATCCTGAATGCGTGAATACAGTTAGGTTCAAGTTTGATAGCAATGAAAATTCAAGAAAATATTATGCGAATAATAAAGAAAAGGTTAAGGAGAGAAATAAAAAATGTAAAGCAAAAAATCCTGAAAAATATGCCCAGACTCGTAGAGCCCATTATGCTAAAAATAAGGATAGGATTAATGCTCGTAAAAGAGAATTAAGAGAACTGAAAAGATTAGAAAATCTCTAATTCGTTTAATTTAAGAAATAAAAATATAAGTTAATGTAAAGAATGAAAATCCATAACTCCCATTCACGCAAAGAACTATTTGATATTATTTCTGTTTTTGAACTCCCAATCACTAATCGCAATGAATTTAATAAAGCACAGATACAAATGAAAATTATTGAATGCTTAGAATATTTTGATAAAATAAATCCGGATATGGATTATTTTTTCTGTGAAACAAAAGAAGACCTCATTAGATATTTAGAACATCCAAATCCTATGAAGACTTTAACAATTAAAGAAAAAGATGAAGTGATGACAAGAAGCAAAAAGATTTTAAATTATTGTAGAAATAATTTTTATTTGATGCCTTCAAGTTATATTTCATTTGATGATGTTTATAATGACGCAGTTTATATTGCGAAACATGGAGGCATCCCCTCTGTAAGAAAAGCGATTGAAAATCTAAATAAAGACCCCAAACTTGCTTATCCAATAGAATTAAAGATTCCTAAAAGGGTAGAAAACCAAATTAAAAAAAAAAAGAAAGTAAAACAATC